GGCGGCTTTAAGGGGGTCGGTAATCTCGACCCCGTCTGCATAGATCGCCCGCAGCCTGCGGTAGTCGCCGCTCAGGCGAGGGCCTGCATTGGCGAGCAGCCCGTCGATGTACGCGATCACGCCCGGGACCAGATCCCACCGCGCGACGATCTCGCTCGTCTCTTTGACCCCGGCGAGACTTTCGGTCTCGCGCCCGTCCACAAATGTCCGGTAATGGACATCGCGGCCGAGCATGGCGTCATTCGCGCGATCGATCTCGACGATCGATCCCCTCGCCATTTCAGCGAAGGCTTTCGCCCGCGTCTCAGGCGAGAAGACCCCGTTACCGGCGAAGACGACATTGCGACTGATGACCGGGAATTTGACACTCGCGGCCATCAGCTATTCGCCTTGTTCGTGCGCTTCAGATACGGGGCATCGAGGCTTCGGATCAGTTGCAGGAAGCGCGCGAACTGGTCGGGATCATCCACCCCGAGTCGCTGCGCGTAGCGATCAATCGCCGAGAACGGGATTGCCCCGATTCCCCCCATGCTCACCGGCCGATCCGACCCAAGCTCCCAAAACGCCGACCAGACGAATTTGAGGTAGGGATCGATCTCCGGCCGGCTGTCCATCGCCTTCATTGCCGCCGGGTTCCCGGCGCCGGCTTCCTCCGCGAGCCAATTCTCCGCCTCGCTGTAAGCCAAGGCCCATTCAAGGGCCTCAATCAGTTTTTTGAGGCGTCCTCGGCCTCGGCGATCTCATCTTCGCCCACGACCCCCGCCGCCCATTCCACAGCGTTTCTGAAGGCGATCAGGGAGGGGTCGCTCAGGATTTCCAGTGCCCGGGCCTTGGTGATGGGAAGGGGGCTTCCATCCTCATCCTCGAGGCCGGCCCAACCGACGAGCACAGTCTCGGCCAGCAGCTGCGCATTGATCGCATCCGCCGTCGCCGTATCGAGCCCTTTGATCCGCTCGACCCGGGGAACCTCGGCGACCAGCTTGTTCCGCAGGCGCCGGCAGTCGGTATTATCGAGCCCGCGCACCTTCAGTCGAACCCCGGGCAGGATGTGGTCGACAGGAACCCATCGACCGACCTCGATTGCCTCGGCGTTAACCGCTATTTCCCTGAGCTTCATTTGTGCTGGCTTTCTTCGCTGGGGGAGCGGCGCCGGCGGCTTTCGCCAGCGCCTTGTCGATCACCATCTTTCCGAATTCGTCGGGAACCTCCACGACAGCGCGTTCGAGAAAGAGGGTGTTTTCTTCGGCGGCCTCGTCGGGCCGACCGTAGAAGCTCTGGACGACTTCGATCTTCATCACGCCACCGCCTTGTCGATCTTGATGGTGCCGTTGGCGCCGTCATAAACGGCGGTGAAGCCGAGCGTCGCCAGCACGGGGCCGCTCCCGGCCTGCGAAATGCTGCCTTCCTGAAAATAAACCTTCGGCATCGTGAAGGTGTATTTTTTGCTCGTCACTGTGCCGACCGTGAACGCCATCGAGCCGGAGCTATGGGCGAGGAACGCCGCCAGCGCGGTATTCGTCTCGAATAGCGTTTCGATCGAGCCCGTCACCTCGATCATGTCGAAGGCATTGCCGAGCCGGGTCAAGCTGCCCACCGCATTGATCGGCGTCAGGGGATGCTTGATCGACATTTTCAGCGACCGGATCGACGGCACCGGCGAAAGCCCGACAAGCGAAATGCTCCCAACGCCGAGGGCGTTATAGTATTCCTCGGTGTTCACCGCCGCATAAGTCGCGCCGGAAATCAGCGACGTCGCATAGGCACCCGCCTTGCCTTGCACATTGATCGTCGCCTCCATCAGTCCGCGCGCGGCGACGCTGATATCCATCGACTCGATCTCGACGCCAGTGAAGCGGATGTAATTCGCGGCCGTGCCGGTGATCTTTTCCTCGAACGTCTTGGGAAGGATATCGCGACCATTCCAGGCAGTGTTTGTCGTGAAGGACGACTTCCGAATGGCGGCGAGCAGGAACGTCTCGAATGCGCCGCCGTAACTCGGAACCAGCGAATAGGAGCCGCTCGCATCCTGCCCGAACTGGACGAGATCCACGGGGTTCGCATGTGCCGAAAGCTGACGGATCAGTTCCGTCTGCTTCGTCGCATTCATTCCAGAACCCTGAAGGACGCGCGCATAGGCAAAGGATGGCGTTGCGGGGGTCGTGCCCCATGTGACTTCATCCACGACGGCGACGTCGCGCTGCAAACCAGAAGCAAAGGTCATTTCATTCTCCGATGGCGTGCGGACGGCCCGTCAGGCCAGCCGCATGCGCCGATAAGAACAGGCGAAGGAAATCTCGAAGTAAGCCCCCTCGTCGGATGCATCGGCAACGGTCGGGCCGACGAATCCGAGGAACTCGATCCCGTCGACGACCTTGCCCCGAAACTGCTGCATCAGCGCCTCGATGCGCGTCGACCATGGCGCGTGTGATGGATCGAGGCCTGTGCCAATGGGGACATAGAGCCCGACGCGAAAGCTCCCGGTTTCCTCGTGATAATTCGTCATCGCTCCGAACGAGTATTGCCGCTCATCGGTCACGGGGAAGGTCAGCGCCATGAAGGCGCTATTGTCAGACGGAACAGCGCCGATCTCGTTGGGATAATCCACGACTGTGTAAGACCAGTTCGCCGCAATGATGCTGGCGACAGTGTTCTGGACCGCAAGAGACGCCATCGGTCACCTGCCACTCAGTTCGAGCTCGTAGGCGACGAGCGCGCCCTGAACGCGCCGCGTCGCATCGTCAATCGCCGTGATGACGAGCGTCTTGTCGTTCCAGATCAGGCGGTCCTGCTTTGGCAGAAGCGGGGTCGGGAAGTCCGCGGCCGTTACGGAGTCGGCGAGCACGATCACCTTGCGTCTCAGTTGCTGAACGGAGCCGACCACGTCCGACGCGTGCATTTCCGTCACCCACCCGACAACCTCATAATCTCCGGCGCCTTGGCCAGACAGCCGGCGCAACGTGACCGTCTCTCCGGGTCCGAAATGGGACGCGAGCGCACGGGCATAGGAGGCGGCGACGCGTTTGGGCAGCATTTAAGCGGTCACCGGCTGGCGATAATTGTCGAGAAGGCTCTGGACGCCGGGCGGGAGATTGGCGCCGCCGGCGTCGTCTTTCCCGCTCGCCACCCAATAATCCGCCTCCCACACGTTGGGCACGCTTTCCCGCCTCAGAAGCGGATCTCGGCCGCGGGCGTAGTAGCGCCCCGCAACCGTGCGAATTGCGGCGTCGGACACATCGGCGGGGACGGTCGCATAGCCTGCGGCATAGTCGGCGACGATTGGATAGGCGCCCCAGCGCGACGGATAAGCGTTGGCGTCGAGCCGGATGATCTGGCCTCTCGCCCGGTCGAGGATGAAGTCTTCGTCTTCGACGAGGAGTTCTCCGTCTTCCTTGATCGAGGAGAGCGCTGTCACCGGCCAACGGGAAAGCTGGATGGGATCGATCCCGCCGACGATCGTCTGCAGGGGAACCTCCCGCGAAGGGTAGAAGCGATCCTTCAGCGCTTCCACGGCAAAAACGCGATTGCAGAAGTTCTCGATGGCGGCCGACGCCTCGGCGATGTAGCGCGCCAGAACGTCATCCCGCGCGGAATCCACGCTGACCAGATTGAGCTCCGCCTTGACGATGGCGAGCGTCGTCAGGTCATGACTGCCTGCGCCGCTCGTGACGGTCGAAATGATCGCGAATCGCCCTTGCGGGCCGACGCCGAGGCCCGCCATCTGTCAGCTCGCCCGCCTGGTCTTGCAGGTTTGGACCGGGCGCTGGCGCGGCCCGACGGGCGCAGGAGCCGGATCTCTGACCGCAGACGCGTCGACGGCATGGGGCCTGTCGGGGAAACAATGCGCGACCGCAAAACCCTCGCGGATCATCCGATCCGCCTGCCCGGCCGGGAGAAGAGCCGTCGCGTGGGCCTGCCACGGGAACATCTCTTTGATGAATCTGACGCACTTGATCATTGTTGGCCTCGGTGAGACGGAGAAGACGCGGGGCATGCCCCGCGCCCATGCGGCTTACTGCGGCAGGCGATCGTAACCAGCCAGATTGAACATGCCGACGACCAAGGCCGTGTCGGTAGCGGTTGCGCTCAGATCCGGCGTGAACAGCAGGCGGACGTAACGGCGCGCCGAGGAGAGATCGACGCCCGGAATTTCCGTCGCGCCGGAGAGCGTGGCGCCGCCGGTGGGGCCCGTCGCGACAACGCCCGGATCCGTGTAGGTCGCGAAATCAGCCCAGTTGGAGCCGTCGGCGCTGTCCTGGACTTTGACGGTCTTCAAGGTCAGCGTCTTGGTCGCCGCGAGAGTGGCCGTCCACAGAACGACGATCTGCGCGTTGAGGGGGATGCCGGCCTTCTCGAAACGGTCGATCGTGGCGCCGGTGATGGCGGTGTTGTCGCCCGCGCCGCCGGCGGTCGCGGCAGTCACAACCGTCGCGAGCTTCGGTAGAACGAGGGACTTCACGTCCTTCTGCAAGACGATGGTCATTTACGTGGTCCTTCGAGGAGAGAGGGAGCGCGGCCCTCAGGCCGCACTCGTCAGGAGATTAATGATCAGGAGACAGCGGGAGCCCAGCGCACCGCCTGGATGACCGCGATGGACGCGTCATGGCGCATCTGATGATCGTGCTCGGAGATGGCGCGGATGATCGTCTGGTCCTGCTGGAAGGCCGAGATCGTCGCGCCGTTCTCGTCGACGTAGGTTCCCTCGCGCGACACCGCGAGCTCCATCTGCATCGAGTCGAAGATCATGTCCTCGCTCATCTCCACAAGGAAGACGAAGGAAAGATCCTTGTTCGACCCGTCTGCGTTCCAGTAGCCTGTGCCGATCTGCGTGGTCTTGAAGAGGGGATAGCCCAGTAGGCGCCCGCGCATGAGCTCGTCGCGAAACACATACAGGCCGAGGCTGTTCACCGCATTGAACAGATAGTTGTAGGTGCGCGGATGGAAGAACCACGCGCGGCGGGTCTCGGGGACATTCGCCGTGTCGAGGCGGTTCACGGCCCCGGCGAGCGCGTTTTGAACGCTCGTCAGATCCACGGTCTGGTTCGCGGTGATGAAATTGCCGCCTGTGGAATTGGGCGGATCAGCCGCGTTGACCGCGAAGGTCGAGTTGGCGGAAGTCGACCACACCCCGATCGTGCCGCCCTTGGCCGCGACCCAGCCATTCGCAAACGACAGGAAGCCGCGCGGCGTATCGGCCGTCCCGTCGCCAAGTAGAAAGGCGAGGTCTTCGCGCAGGGCCATGACCCGCACGAGATCGTCGCGGACGAAGGCGTCGACCGCCGGGTCGGCGTAGCGCATCATGTCGTTCGACACCGGCACAAGCGCGGTGAGCTTCTTGTAGGTGGCGACGATGCGGTTCAGCGACGGCTCGGACTTGGCGATCGCCTTGTTCTCGTTGCCATAGCTGGCCGTGGCGGCGCTGGCCTGCCCCGGCAGGGTCATGGTGCCGCGCGGCATCGGCAGGACCCGCGGACCGGCAGAGCGCACGACCGTCTGCGCGCGCAGGAGCGGGATGATCTCGTTCATCACGTCGGGGGGCACGATGAAGCCACCGGCGGCGCCGGTGGCGGTGACGAGCGCCTTGGTGACCGGGTGGGCCTCACCGTAGACATCCATCGATGCCTGTCGCGCAGCGTAAATATTGCCGTTGCCGACGCCGATCATCTTGGCGATGCCGCCGAGCAGCAGCGATTTTTCCTTGGCGTAGGGCGAGGTTTCGGGAGCGGCGGGAACGCGCGAGTCGGCCGTTGAGTCCTGACCGGGCGCCGGCTGCGCGGTTTTGGCCGCGAGCTCCTGAGCCGCCTTCACGCGCTCGATCTGGGCGTCGAAGGCCTCGACTTCAGCTTTCAGGCGGTCGTATTCCGGCTGATCCTCCGGAGAGAAATCCTTCTTGGTGGCAAGCGCTTCGAAAGCGACGAACGACCTCTCGCGCGCTGCGCGCAGTTCTGTGATCTTCATGACATGGCCTTTCGCGCCGAGGTCATTGACCGCGGCGTTATATGCGTTGATGGGGGATCGCGCCTGTCGCGCGTCAGTGGGCCGCCTTCAGTCTCAGGACAGCCAGATCGCGCGCGCGCTGTGTCAGCGCCGGCGCCGCCTTGCCCGTGTCGGGCGTGGATTCTTCTGCTTCATTCTCGCCGGCGTCTTCTTCCGGCGATTCGATCTCGGCGAGCATGGCTTTGATGAGCGCATGGCCCTCCTCGATCATCTTGCAGGCCGAACTGATACGCGCATGCGTGGCCTTGGAGAGAACGCGACCCGCTTTCGTGCGCGCCATCGTCTCGTCAGCGGACTCAACCGCGCTCTCCATCTGCGCGTCATAATGATCGAGGACGGCAGTAGCCTTCGCCGCGACGTCACCAGGGAAATCCGCGCCAGCGAGCGCCGCGCGAGCGGCCACCAGCGTTCCGGGGTCCACCATCAGCCGTCCGTCGACAAGCTTGGCGAAGGGAATGACGTAGGCCTCGGGCTTGCCCGCCGCCGTGGCGTCATAGGCGAGGAAGCCCTTGTGCGTCGTTTTGGAGTCGATGTCCGCATCAAGGATCGCAGTTGCCTCGGCGCCCAAGGGCGCGAAGGGAAGATTGAGCGAGGCGCCGACGCGCCAGTTGCGCTCGGGCAGCTTGCGCTCGATCACGGTCGCCTCGGCGTTGCAGGGCACAGTGACGAGGCTCAGTTCGAGGAGCTCCCACTTCTTGATGTGCACGCCGCCGCCCTTGATCGGCGCGGCCTCCTTTTCGATGAAGCCCGGCGACACGGTATTGAGCACGCCGGCCTTCGCCAGCGCGCAATATTCGTCGGCCCGGGCCGACGCGCCTTCGGGCGCGCAGGTGACGACCGCCTCGACGCGATACGCCTTAATCTCGATGTACGCCCTGCCGATCGGCGACGCGCGGGCGTTATCGGCGAGGACGATGGGGGTGGCGCGA